CCGCCATTGCCGGGCGTGACCCGGCAATTCATGGGGCGGCGAGGCAGCATGGATGCGCGGGTCGAGCCCGCGCATGACCAGTTAGGTGCTGAGCGAACGGAGATCGTGGAGCGCGCTTACCCCGCCGCGATATTCGAAATCACTGCCATGGCCGGCGGGAAGTAGTGCTGCAGCACTTCGTCGGCATAGACGCCGGTCTCGTAGCGGCGCGCGCGCGGCGGCCATTCGATCTGGTAATAGTCCTGCCGGGTGCGGATCTGCATGACGTTGCCGACATTCGACAGCGGATAGGGCAACGTGCGCGCGGTCATCAGGATGGTGCCCGCCGGCATGTTAGGATGCACGCGGATGTCGATCGTTTTAGGGCCGGCCATGGAGAACTTGTTGAGATAGGTGCGCACCATGACGCCGCCGCCGAGCGCGCCCTGTTCGGCATCGAACACGAAACGCTGCGCCGCATTGGTGCCGCCGGCGAGGATTTTTGCCGACAGATTATTGGCAACCTGCGAAGAGACCCACATCGTGTCGGGCGACAGCCGGTAATTGTCCCATTGGCTCTTGAGCGCGACGTCGACCTCGGTAATGCCGCCGGCGCCGTCGCCGATCAGCGTCGAGCCGGTGCCGGCGGTCCCGGTCGGCAGATAGTTGATGTAGGAATTCGAGCCGGATTTGAAGGCCTGGTAGAGCAGGCCGTCGAAGACGAGCGCGTTGGTCGAATTGTCGCTGCTGCCCAGCGATGCGGCGGTTTGCGTGCCGGCCCCGTTCGCCGTGATGACGAGCGAATTGATGGTGGTGATGGCGCCGAGCACTTCCGAGCCGGCCGCGCCCCAGAACCAGGCGTAACCGACGGCGCCGGTCACCGCCGCCACGGTGGCGGCGATCGAGCCCGTGGTGCCGGAAGAAATCGAGACGGTGGCGTTGGCGGATTTTCCGGCCGCGCCGCCGCCGAACGTGTCGGACGAGCCGTCGGCATTGCTGCGCGTGATGGCGCCCTGGATACCGGCGGTGATGCTGCCGTTGACGACCGCGTCGAGCGAGAGCGCGACGCAGATGACGCTATAAGGACTCGCCGCGGCGGTGAGCGTGCCGCCGCTCGTCGACGGCGCCAGCGACGGCGTCGGCGTGGTGCCGAGCGCCACCGACGTGTTGCCGCCAAGAATGAGCAGCTCCTCGCCGAGCATGCAGGCTTCGAGGCCAATCTTGGCGCCGATCGCCTTGACGTCGTCAAAACCCATGCCGGCATATTGCGCCTCGAAATCGACCGAGGTTTCGATGCCGATGCCCTTATAGGCGGCGCTGTAATCCTGCGTCGTCACCGCCTGCACGCCGCCGCGATTGCCGCCGGAGACGCCGATGCGCAAGCCGGTCGTGTTGACACCGGTCACTGCGCGCCAATTGGCCTGGATGCCGCCCTTGCCGGACACGCGCGGGATCTCGTTGCGCAGCGGGGTGAGCAGCGGATAGACGAATTTCGCGCCGGTTTCGAGATCGTAATAGGTAAGGCCCGACGTCGGCGAGGTTGATTCCGAAAACGTGCTCTTGGCGAGCGGGTCACCCGGCAGCGGATTGGCGTGCGCCTTCTCGATCTCGCGGAGAAAGCTGCCGGCGCTGGTGAGCGCGGCATTGTAATCCTGCACGGTGCGCGGCAGAGCAGATTTGGCAAGCATGTGCTGCAAGTTGGGCTGATACATGGTGTTGGTCCCGTCTGTGGTTGGTTGGTTGTTGCGGTGAAACATTCACAGCCGTCATTCCGGGGCGCGCGCTGCGCGAACCCGGAATGACGATAAGTTGAAAGCCGTCTTACTCCTGGCGCGCGCGGAAACCGGGGATCGCCCGCATCGGCCGCGCCTGCGCCTTGCGGATGGCGGCTTCGGCCAGCGCCTCGAGCGCGCCGGGCTGATCGAGGAGCGCATCGGGTTTGGGAAAAGCGGAATCGTCGCTCTTTTCAGCGACCCGCACCGAGCTGGCGCCGAGCGGCAGCGGCTGTTCCTCGATTTTCTTCACGCGCGCGGCGACCTCGTCGATCCGCGCGGTAACGCCGCGCAGCGCCTTCGACAGCGTGCGCTCCATCGTGCGGTCGAGTATTTTTGCGAGTTTTTCGCTTTCACCGCCGGCATCCGCGGCGCCTTCGCCGGCCTGCGGCGAAAATCCGGGATTCGATTCCACATTGGCCCCAGGAATGCTGGCGGCGGCGCAACAGTCCGGGTCAAGCGACACCAATAAATCGTGGCTTTGTTTGATGCGCTCCTTGTCGATCTTGGAGTGGCGCGCACCGATCTTGGCAAGCGCCTCGGCGATAGATTTTGTATCGGAGGCAGCCACCGACTTGAACTTGCGCAGTTCGGTCGAGCCGTCCGCCTTGATCACCGCAAAGGTCGCTTCCGGCAGGCAAGGATGATCGACCAGCGACACTTCCAGCGGCTCGGCGGTGTAACGCGTCAAGTCCGGCGCGTCCGGATCCGGCCAGCGCTTGAGATAACGGCCGCCCTGCGAGAAGCCGGTATAGACGCCCTCCTCGACTTTCTGCCACTCGGCGTCGTCGACCACCTTGCCACAGATTTCGATGCGCTTGGCGTCGTCGTTGAACGCGATCTCGACGAGCTTTCCAGCCGCGACATGGCCGTGCATGGCGCGCAGATTGCCGAAACTCTTGCCGTCGGTAGCGCTGGCAAAATGCTGCGACCACTTTTGATAAAGCGGCTTTGTGCTGGCGTAATCGCAAACCTCGCCGGACACATCCGGCGCCTCGGCGGTGACGACGCCGTAAACCAGGCGCTGCGCCGCATCGATCTTGGTAATCGGAACGAAGATTTTCATGTCATCCATCGAAGACTCCTTGTTGCGCGTTTGCAGCACACGCGTGGCCTTAGTCAGGGCGCGAACACGCTCTGGCTGCGGGGCGACTGAGCTGGGGTGAAGAATCAGGAGCAGCGCGTCGGATCGGCTGGACCGATACTGCGATCACGAATATCGCAGCGCTACGCTATTCCGTGAAAATGCTCGCGTGACTTGGCGCGAAGGCCGCGCGCCGTTATTCTGTTTCGAGGTCTTCCAGCCTGATCCCGCGTCCCGCTTGCAGGCTATTCCGTGCCTGTTCAATACGACGCAGAAATCGCGGATCATTTTCGAGGCGGTATTCAAACCAATCCTCCTCCGACCCGAAGCCGATCAGCAACCCCGCCGGCTTGCCGTGGCGCGTAATAACAATCTCCTGACTCTCTGCCTCGCGGAGAAAGCGGGACAGATCGTCCTTGATTTCGGACAACGGAACTTCCTTCATTCCGGAGTTGCGAACTGTGCGAGCCATGACTCGGCCTCCGATTTGGCCACGATCGCCAGAACCTGGACGGTCGTAACGGAAACATCGTAGAACACCCGGACCTCGCCAACGCGCAGCCGATATTGCGGACGACGCAGTCCCCGCAGCCGCTTGATGCGACTGCGGCTCGTCCTCTCGGGCTGATGCCTCAGATGTATTTCGAGCGCAGTCCGCACGGTCGCCCGAACATTCGACGTCAACCTCCTGAGGTCTTCGACTGCTTCGGGAGCGAGAACGATGACGAAAGGCATTCTGGCTAGAATATAGCCAGAATATTTCAAATAGTCAACATATGCGGGGCACCTGACAGCCCTCACCAAGCGTCACGGCGGTTTCTCCATCGACAAATGGATAGCACGCGATCGAGACGCACGAATCGGTCGCTAAAATTTGCGCACCTCGCTTTGGATATGGCGGGTCTCCTCCATCGGGATCAGAGACAAAGAGAAGGGAATTAGCAGGAGCGATCTTTATGGAGCTTGTCACAGCTACCCCGCACTTTTTGAATATTGGTGTCCGACAGCATTCACGGAGGAGGAAATCGATTCGACGCGTAATGCGTATCGATAAAAAGTAGAGCTTTTTTCTCGGCGCCCGTCAATTTGCGTTGCTCGGCATCGATTTCCGATCTGGATTTCTCGTCCAAATCTATCCGTGCCTTGAATTTTCTATCCATGCTCAGGAATACATCGTGAATCTCTGCCGGTAGAGGGGCGGTCGAATTTATAACCGCAACAGATCGTGCATTATCGCCCCTCTCTTGGCCGGTCTGTCGGTCAAAATCCAAAATCTCCTGAGTTGTTATGCGTCTCGACGTAATACGATGATTGCTAACTGAAAGAACCAAGCAAACACAGCTTGCGCCGTTGGGGTATGCGGCGTGAAAGATGTCGCCGACAGTAAGACTTCTTATCAGAGCCTCGCGATCCTCAACCATCTCGTCATTTCCCAATGATGAATGGATTCAAAATGCGAACCTTTTCTGCTGTGGGCTCATCCTGGAGACAAAAGTACTTAACAGCACAGTCAGTGCAAAGATTGCGACCGTCTATGTGGTACATGGCTGATGTACCATAAGTACCGCCACTTTGACAGCCGCTTGGAAAGCCGTCACAGCGCAAGCCTCCGGCTGCCGCGATTTGAGTATTCGAGATATTGGATTGATTTATGTAATCGGCTGCTCCGGCAGAATCATCAGCGTCATCCTCAAAAACGCCGTCTTCACTCACCCACTGGCCACCAGCGGCATTCCCCGCCGGCACGCGCGGCTGATCGGGATCGTAGTCTTTGGCGAGAGACCATTTAGCGGGCGCGAATTCCCCATCGGTGATTGGAGCTTTCGCGCTCGTGGCGTTCGCCCCCTCCCCACCCACACCGGCCTCGATCGGCACATAGCCGGTGACGGTGAGCACCATCGGGCGGTCGGCGGCGGGGGTGACGAAAGGATCGAGCCCGAGCGCGTCGCGCATTTCGTTGAGCGTGACGGCGCCGAGCTTTACGCGCGCTTCGAGCGCCGTCTCCGCCTGGGCGGCCGTCGAACTGCCGCGCAGAAATTGATTTGCCTATTTAACAGCCAACGGCGGACTCAAGAGCTGCATCTCGGTACTAGCCCAACCCGATGGTTACATTATTGGGCTCTATCGGATGATTCACCCAAATACGAATTCTCGTCCTTGTACCTGGCACGGGTTGCTCCAGCACTTTCTTGCCGGGAACGATGTCGACACTCACCACTTGGCTCGGAGTTTGCAACTCACCGTCAAACGCCGGTTTACCCGCGAGGCCCACTTGTTCCGGCGCACCAATAGCAATCTTGGTTTCACCATCAACGTCGGGCTTACAGCCCACTGCAATGCAAGCGGGTGTAGACCAAATGCTAGAGCCGCGTTCGATCTCAGGCATGTCTTTTGTTTCAGATCCTGTAATGAAGAAAATCGCGTTTGGCACCGGAAGACTTATTGACTTTAAATCCATTATTGCCCCCCACCATTACTCGTTATCCACCCACCCTGCCGCCGACTGCAAGTCAAGCATTGCGGAAATAGCCGTTGCGCTCTGCCGATTGGATTGAGCGCGCTAGGCGGTTGATGATCCGGCACGAAATTACCCGTAGAGGTGCCTGGATCGGTAGTACCACAGGTATGGCATCCGCTCTCGACACCGATTTCATTGATGTCTGCTCGTTCGTCATCAGTGAAATAACGCTCCGGTCCCCGCGCCGGTATGGATTCTCCTGCGAAAGGGCCAGCTCCAATGCCAAAAGACGCCAGCTCAGAAAGTCGATTTTGCGCCTCTTGCGCCTGTGCTTCCAGATCGGAGATTTGACCTTCAACAGTTGCATAAAGGCCAGGACTAGGTTTCCAGTTTGGGTCGAGCGCTTGCACCTGAGAGATTACATCTTGCCAACGAGCCTCGGCGACAGCCAGCCTAGCTGCTTGTGCTGGCGTTGGCTCAAGCCATTCTCCGCTAGTGCGATTTTCACCCTCACCATCCTCCATGCCGCCGGCGTATTGGGCACCCGGTATCCACGCATTGTCGGGCGTCGCATCGGAGATGATGCGTGAATCGTTGGGCCCGTCGCTGCCACCTTCGCTCGTCCACTCCCCGCCGTCGGAATTGCCGGCCGGCACGCGAGGTTGATCGGGATCGTAGTCTTTAACTAGAGACCGCTTTGCTACGGCCGGCGTGGCTTTTTCGTTTACGTTTTTGCTGTTCGCATTCGTCCCCTCCCCGCCCGCATTCGCTTCGATCGGCACATAGCCGGTGGCGGTCAGCACCATCGGCCGATCGGCGGCGGGGGTGACGAAAGGATCGAGCCCGAGCGCGTCGCGCATTTCGTTGAGCGTGACGGCGCCGAGTTTTACGCGCGCTTCGAGCGCCGTCTCCGCCTGGGCGGCGTCGGTGTCTTCGTCGAGCCAGATGAGTTCCAGGTCGGGCGAAGAAAACTCTTCGGCGATGATCTCGTCGATCAGATCCTTCACCCATTCCTTGGTCGGTTCGAGACCTTCCTCCTCGCTCTGCGCCGACTGGTTGTCGGCGGTGGCGCGGTTCATCACCTTGGTCGCCCATTGCGGCGGCACCGAAAAAGCAAAGCAGATGATGCGGGCGAGCCATTCGTCGAAATCGTCCTTGTGCTGCGGCTCTTTTGTCTGAACGACTTTGGCGGCGGTATCGCCCGGCACGAATTTGGCGCGCCTCCGCCTGGCGAGGTCGCCGGTGAACTCGGTGTCCCAGTAATCCTGGAACTGCTTGATCTGGTCCGGGGTCCAGCCCTGGGGGACTCCGATCAGCGCATCGGGGATCGAACCTTCAGTAAAATAATCGAGCTGCCACAGCTGGCGGCGCAGCGCGATGTTGACCGTCATCAGCACCTGCTGCACCGGCGAATAGCCGTAGACCCGGTGCGCGCGCACATTGCGCGGCCGATAGATAATGTCGCGCGCCGAATAATTGACCGCGGGCAGGCCTTTGAACACCTGCTGATAGGCGGGCGGAAAAACGATGGCGTCGTCCGCGTCGCGATAAGGTTGCGGTGTGCGGCCCCAATCGTCGATCACGCGCTTGATGGTGGCGCCGTCGAGCTGCTGCAACGCAAAGAGCTGGCCCGAGCGCGTGCGCTGGCAATACAGCGTCGCCGCGTCGATAACGAACATGTCTTCCAGCAACGACCGCAGCCAGGTTTTCCAGCGCGTCAGCCCGTCGGGCTTTTGCAAGAAGTTTTCGAGCGCGGCGATGCGCGCGCTCATCTCGGCGTCGACCGCTGCGCTCTGGCGCTTGAATTTCGGATCACGCGGCCGGATGCGCCAGCGCTGGCGCTCCATCTGGTCCTTGCGGGTCTCGATGACGAGGCGGAGGAGATCGTAAGCGTCGGCGAAAGCGCGCAACTCGGCAAAGCCGACCGGCTCATAGGCGCGGGGGCGTGTGGCAAGGTTATACCCCGGCGGAAAATCGAACCGCCGTCCGGCAATATCCGGCGGCGCGATCGGGGTAAGCGGGTTGAGCGGGCCGAACCAGTCGGCGCCGGTGCCGCGGGCGATGCCGTTGCTGGACGTAATTTGGTTGGGCGTGCTTTGGCTCGCGCTATACGACACCTGGATCTGATACGGCGACAGCGGCCAGCTCGGCTGGCCCGCGCCGCGAACTTGTTCGCTCATTCCGGTCCTGCTTGATGTGATCGAGGTGCGATGACGGACGGTGTGCGATAAGTGGGTCGGGGCGCTCCTGTCGCGGGGGCGTGACGGAGACCCCGACCCGGCAACCCACGACGAAGCGTGGGTCAGGCCCGCGCAAAACGGGCCGTCGCATGCCGGGGCGGATGGCGCTCCGCATCGGCATGTCTGTGAAGAAAAATGTTCAGACGTTTTCGT